ATGACTAACCGCAATATTAACACTAGTTCAAGTACTAGCACTAGTGCTAACACAAACGTTAATCAAAATGCCAACGTTAATCAAAACATTAACAGTGGTGATATGACCAACCGTAACATAAACGAAAGCACTATTACTCAACGAGTTATTCAGCCTCCGCCAACTGCTGTAGCACCTGCTATGTTATCAGGTGGTAACGCAGATTTATGTAGTACTGGTAGTTCAGGGTCTGTTCAGACACAAGTATTTGGTGTAAGTTCAGGTGGCACAGTCAGAGATATGAATTGTGAACGATTAAAACTCTCAAAGACTCTATACGACATGGGCATGAAGGTAGCCGCAGTTGCTACTATGTGTCAAGACCGTCGTGTGTTTGACGCAATGTTAGCAGCCGGCACACCTTGCCCATACGAAGGTAAGATCGGTGAGCAAGCTAAAGCATCTTGGGAAGCTAATCCGGACAAGATTCCAAAGTTAGACGAGGTAAAAATAGATGACACTTATAAGAAAGTTGGCATTGGCGCTATCCTTGGCGTTATTGTCCGCAAGTTACTCTAATAGTCAAACTGTAGATCCTACTACCGGCAATTTAATAAATTCCGGTACTACACCCACGGATACAACTAGTACTTGGAATAACGGTGAGTATGTTAATCAACTATGCTTTGCCGCCGGCGATCCAGGTAATTGCGGTCCCAATCCTAGTATCACTAACGGTGGTAATATCAACTTCAGTTATGGTCTGACAGACCTTAATCAGATTATCAACATCAACAAAGCACTAGCAGCAGGTGGAACAGGTGTACAATTAAGTGGATTCAATTTTGGATTTAGTGCTAAGAACGGCAACGGCTGGGATGGTGGTCAGCAAGATTATTTGGCAGCATATGTAAAACTGTATGGTTCAGGTGGTAATGAAATTGCAAATTACGATTACTCATCTGCAACCAATAAATTATACAATTGGACTAATTTTAAATTTTCTGAAACTTTTGCAACGCCTTATGTAGCATCATCACTAAGCACCGCACAAGTGGGGTTTATAGGTAGGGACAACAACTTCTGGGCTGGCAACTATGGACCAGAAATTATTAATGTTAGTTTTGACTTGAAATACAAAGTTGATCCTTGCGCTACTAACCCTGCGTATAGTTCAACTTGTGCAGGTTTCGGTAATATACTTAACACTAATAATTTATTAGATTCAACAAAGGGTGGCTCAAGTCTAAATCAAGCGTTTGCAATCAATACCGCATTGCAGAATGCAGGTGTCGGAGCAACTGTACATGGATTCAACTATGGATTTAATTGGAGAGTTGGACAAGGTTTTTCTGGATGTACTGCTTGGAATCAAGATGGTTCGTGTAGTTGGACAATGAACATACCTGCGTATGCAAATGCATCTTTTTCGTTGACTAACAGTAGCAACCAGTCTATACATTCAAAGCCGTACAGTTTCACGGGTGAAGGGACCAGCGGGTCAGTGAGTGACAAATATCTGTTGCCATCAAGTATGAATCAATCATTACTGGGTACAGGTAGAATAACAGGATCAGCATCAGGTACAGGTTCTTCTATAGAAGGCGCATGGGCAACAATAATTTATACTGCTGATCCTTGTACTGCTAATCCATTATATAGTCCAGATTGCAAAAAGTATGCTGAAGCATTGGCAAAACAATTAATGTCTTCTGCAACTACAACATCTAGTATTACCTACTATGACGGAGCGCAATCAACAACATTAGACTCTGCCGCAGGCACACTGTTACTCGACCCAACAAAGCCGCCGCCTCCGCCACCTGGATCAACCCCTCCACCTGGCTCAGAGCCGCCACCAGGCAGTCAACCACCACCTCCTGGTACAACACAAACTGCTTCTAGCAATACTAACAATCCACCAGCAAATCAGCCACCTCCACAAGGCGGCGGCAGTCAGCCCAAAGCAGGCGAAGTTAAAACCGCCGGTGATAATAACAGCAAAGCAGGGCCTAGTTTAAGTAGTGTTATGAGCATGATTAGTAGTAACCAAGCTAGAATAGGAAACGAAGCCAAGTCAGTGGTACAAGCGGCAGAATCTGCTGCCACACAGTCTGCACAATCTGCACAGCAACAAGCAGAAACAGTAGCAGGTGCCGCAGTTACGCAAAGCACGGCTAGTAGCACAACTAGTACTAGTGTTTCATCCGGTACTACTAGTACATCACCACAACCACAAACTAGCACAGTTATGTTACAATCAGGTCAATCATCTACTTCATCAAGCATAGAAGCAATTCGTCCTCCTACACAAGTTACTGCTGCTGAAACTACACAAAGCATGAGTACTGGATTGGCAACTTCTAATATGACATCTCAATATAGTTTGTTTACTCCACCGGCTGCTACCGTGTTTTCATCAGTCGAATCGCCTATAACAAACTTTGGATTTCAACTACCATTGGGTCGTACAAATATACAAATAGAACCTGAATCTATACCACAGACTGAAGGTATTAAAATGGGCAGTCGTTCAACATTAAATGATGCAATAGAACAACGCCCGTTGCTACAGAATACAACTACACAAGAACAAAAGACAGATGCAGTAAACAAGAATGTTCAACCAAATGAATTGGCGGGCAAAGTAGATATTGCATCAATGGCAACACAGCCTACTGGATACCAATCATATTCAACAATGATGCCTGATGTAGCATTCTATGCACCAAAAGAAATTTATAAGAATCAAGTGAATGTTGACAATGCTAGAGTACTAAGAGGACTAGGCAGTGATAGATTACATCAAGAGATGGTTAATCAGCAATATAGATTAGGAAAGTAATATGATAGACTGGGTAACAGGAATAACTGTTTCTGTATGTGTGCTAGTTACACACGTAGGAATCAAAGTTATTAATAGGATGTTTGAGAAAACAGACAATAAAAAGAAAAATTCATTGTTTTAAAGGAAAGTAAAATGACAACAGAAATAAAAGATGTAAATGCAAAGGTTGATGATTTAGCTAATGCAGCAAAAAAATATGCAAGTAAAGACACCGTAATCAGCATAGGAGGATACGAATTTACCCCAGCAAAATTAATGGTAGCATTTACTATCGTAAGTTCTACTTTAGGCGGACTATATGGCGCATTTGAAGTCTATAAAGATTATCAAACAATGAAGGGCAAAATAGAAAAATATATTGCTCCTGATTTGTCAGAGTTTGACAAGCGCCTTGCAGTCATAGAGGAAAATAGTGCTAAGACAACGGACTATACCCGTGACATCAAGAATGATTTAAAAACGGATATCCGTCGTAATGAAACAGTTACAGAACAAATCGAGCGGGGGGTTAAGTCTGCTCAACGAGAGACTGAACAAGAAATGCGTCAGGCTAGAAAAGACATTCGTGAAGATTTGGATAAAGCTAGGGTAGAAGTTAATGCTATCCGTAAAGAAATGGCTGATGCCCGTCAAGAAATTACAAGAGAGGTTGTAGGATTGAAACGTGAAATTTCAAAGGAAGTGGAAGTATTAAAACGTGAAACTTCAAAAGAAGTGGAAGTATTGAAGCGTGAAGTGGACAACAAGATCCAAAAGGCTATTGACAATCCACTTGCAAACAAGTAAAATGATTCTATGAAAATAGAAGAATCTAAGAAAATGCCCCATCTATATTTGGATATGGATGGTGTCCAAGCTGACTTTTTTGGAGCATGGGCTGATAAGCACAATGTATCTCATTGGAAAGATATTGTAAACAAAGAGAACGAGATTGAGGAATTGGCAAATAGTACTCCCGAGAATGTTTACAGTTTTTTCCGCAACTTGCGACCACTTAAAGGTGGAAAACAGATTATAGAATGGATTCAACAACACAATATCCCATATACTGTGTTAAGTGCTCCTTTACGAGGTCCGTATGCTGATGTAAGTAAACAAGCGAAGAAAGATTGGCTTGATGATTATCATCCCGATTCTAGTATAAATGCGATATTCACTAGTCAAAAACATAAATATGCAGTTAGTAATGGTATAGCTAATGTATTAGTAGATGACTTTGGTCCATATATTGAAAAATGGACAAATGCAGGTGGAATCCCAGTTAAGCACGAAGATGAGTCAGAAGTGCCTACTGCGGCACAAGATACGATTACTCAATTAGAAAAGATTTACGCCCCTTACTTAAAAAGATAAGTAGTATATGCCTAAAAATAATCCCGCAAAAGAAAATATTCGTTATGAAGTTATCACTCAGGAAGATCCTGATACCGGTGACATGATTATTCCATTGCCGCCACAATTGTTACGAGAATTGGGTTGGAAAGAAGGGGATAACATTGATTTTCAAATTGATGACAAGGGCAAGGTAATCATTAAGAAACTATGAGTCATTCATTAACTGATACAATGAACAACACCTACATTGGTGACCCACTAACTCCCAAGTATACAATCAGTACTACAGGAACTTCCGGACAAGTTTATACCTCAACTGGCGCGGGCGGTGTATCTTGGAGTAACTTAAACGGTAGTACCACATCTTGGAGCACGATTAGTGCAGCCCCAAACTTGCAAGGTAAAACATTACAAGTTAATGGTGATGCTGATATCACCGGTGAACTAACTGTTCAGGGTGTCAAGCTAAGTGACCGATTAGATAAGATTGATGAACGATTGGCTATTCTTCACCCAAACGAAGAATTAGAAGCTAAGTGGGAAAACTTGCGTGGTCTACGCAAAGCCTATATGGAACTTGAAGCTGAGATAATCGAAAAAGAAGCTATGTGGAAGATTCTTAAAAAGTAATACTTTTAGTGTACTTGACATTTTATCCATATAGATATATAATAGACACTGTTTTAACAACTATGACCTATACATCATGACCATGCATCTCGCTCATCCTTCCCTTTCTATGGGTGGTAAACGCAAAGGTAAAGTTAAGTTTCGCAATAGCGCAGAGGCACAAAAAGCCCGTGAACTAGATGCCTCTTGGCAAGAGTTGCAGAAAAAGTGGGATGTAGAGGTGGAAGACAAAAAGCGCAAACGGGCATTGGCTGCTGAACCACTATCCTATAAGTTGTCAGCACCTGTTGGTCGTGCTACATCAAAACATATTCCCAGCATGGTAACTGCAGGTGGGTCTACATCATCCGTTCATAAAGTATATACAGGCAACAAAATTCTTGGCATCGGTACTATGCACAAGAGTAACGCGGTACCAATTTTCAGTGACGAACAAGCGGTAGAAATCTCTAGGATGCGCCGTGGTTAAAGTTAATAAAGGAGTTTAATAAATCAAAATGAAAGAAGAAGGCATTAGAATGGACGGCAAGGTAATTGATGTATTACCTAATGCTGTGTTTAGAGTTACATTAAACAGTGGACCCACAGTCAATGGTTATATATCAGGTAAAATGCGTCAGCATGATATTAAAATTCTACTAGGTGACACGGTAGAAATTGAGTTCAGTCCCTACGACTTAACTAAAGGTCGCATTGTAAGGCGCCGATAATGTTATCATTAAACAATGATTTCATAGGATATCATCCAAAAGAACATAATGTAGCTTTTTCCGGAAGTGACTCAGAGGAGTTGTTTACTAAAAATTTAAAGTTACAACCGACAGATTGGTACTATAGAACTAATCCAATTTCTTATGTACGCAATATAAACGGACATAGATGTAATGAAATAGAAAATATAGATTTAGACAATTATATATTATTTACAGGGTGCAGTCATACTGAAGGGATTGGGATAGAGTTAGAAAAATCTTATGCGTACTTATTAAGCAATAAACTTAATGTTGATTATTACAATCTTGCAGTCGCTGGTACAGGAACTGATGTAGTAAATTATAACATTGTTACCTGGTTCGCTAAAGTTAAAAAACTACCCAAACTGTTAATAGTGCAGTGGCCACATCATCTTAGAGCAATTGTTAAGTCTTTTGAAAATCCCCATGAGAATACACCTGAACCATGGTATAACTATGGCATCTGGAGTACTAAAGATACTAATAACAAAAATCACAAAGAAATAGGTAATTTCCTAATGTCGGGCGAGGATATAGGGTATTTCAAGTCTTTGCGTACTTTAGCTAAAACAATAGTTCATAATATAGCACAATGTCCTATAATTGAAGTAACTACCGGATACGATGCCATTAATGCGGGTGAGTATCAGTTGAAACAAGTTGACCAAGCAAGGGACATTTCACCTTCAATGCCGCGTGGGCATATGGGAATAAAATCAGAACTATTAAACGCAGCATTACTGTATACCAAGATAAATAATACTATATGAACTTAACAATAACTGAAAACGCAACAACAAAAATATCCGATATTTTAGCTGAGGAAAACAATCCTAAAGCCAAACTTCGTGTTTTTGTTCAAGGTGGCGGATGCAGTGGAATGCAATATGGTTTCACCATAGATGAAGAACAAAATGAAGATGATTTTGAAATACCAGCTGGACCAATAAGTGTGCTAGTTGATAGTATTTCTACACAATATTTGACTAATGCAATTATTGATTATGTTGAAGATTTATCCGGTTCTCAATTCAAAATAAGCAACCCCCAAGCACAGACTACATGCGGGTGCGGTAGCTCTTTTAATCCATACTGACAATATAGCATTTAGTCCTTTTCTGATAAATACAGAATAAGGACTAAAAATGGCTATAGGAAACCTACAAATAATTGATATCGGCTTGCAAAACGAGTCTGCGGGCAGTGATTCACTTTACTTAGCATTTAACAAAACAAAAAACAACTTTGCAATACTAGCAAATGCCGCTAGTCAGTACGTTACCTTCACCGGTAATACTGGAATAGGGGTAAATGCTAATGCCACACTGGGTACGGTTGACATAACAAACACCGGAGTTACTAGCTTAACAGCAGGATCCGGTGTAACAATATCAGCTAATACAGGAAACATTACTATTTCTACTACAGGTAGCAATGGTGGTTCAGGAACTGTTACAAGCGTAGGTGTCACATCTAGTACATTAACTGTGACTAACAGCCCTATTGTTGGTGCCGGTAACATTGTTTTAGACTTGCCGACGACTGGTGTTGTTGCATCACAATATACGAATCCTACTGTGACCGTGGACACTTTTGGCAGGATCACTAATATAGCTAATAACACAGTTTCAGGTACAGTTACTTCGGTAAGTATCACACCCGGTACAGGTGTTCAAGTTACTACTTCGGGAGTTCCAAATGTTAATCCCGGATTCACCGTAATCAATACAGGTGTTACTAGAGTTAGTGCAGGCTCAGGTATTCAAGTAAGTAGTGGTAACGGTAATGTTACTATTTCAACTACTCCAGTAGCGGCTGTTACTTCTGTATCAGTAGCAAGTACATCATTGACAGTCACTGGTAGTCCTATCACAGGCTCAGGTACGATTACAGTTGACTTAGCAAATACTATCTCTGTATCAGGAAATATCACGGCTGGCAACTTAGTATTGACTACTGGTAACATCATCTATACCCCTAGATATGGTTCATTCTATAGTAATACTACACAAACTAATCCTGTAGCAAACACTGCTATGGCAATGACATTTAACAACACTAGTAGTGCTAATGGCGTATCTGTAACATCTAATAGCCGACTAACAGTAGCTAAAGCAGGAGTTTATAATATTCAGTTTAGCGCACAATTCACAAAGACTGATGCAGGAGTTGATTATATGGAAGTTTGGTTATCAAAGAATGGCACTAGTGTACCATGGACTAATACCAGATTAAGATTAACCGGATCAAATGTGTATGAAGTTGCGTCCTGGAACTTTGTAGAAACATTAGGTGCAGGTGAATATGTGCAGTTGATGTGGGGTAGTGCAGATTTAAACGCACAGATAGTTGCAATACCATCTGCTAATACAACAATGGGAATAGATGTACCTTCAGTAATAGTTACTGTAACCCCTGTAGGTGCTTAAAGAATTTAGGATATAAAAATGGCAACACAAATTAAAATCACACAACTAACAGACATAGGAAGTGCCAACTTAGCAGTTACCACATTACTACCAGTTGTCAACATGGCAGGTGTACCTACTACACAAAAAACAACACTAGGTAATCTTGCTAATGTCATACTCTCACAATCAGGCGGAAACTATGCGGCAGTTAGTACAGCTAATATTGCTTACTCAGTAGCTAATGCGGCACAGCCAAACATAACTAGTGTCGGTATATTAACTAACTTAGCAGTATCTGGCAACGCAACAGTTAACGGCAATATAACAAGTAACGGCACTGCATATGTAGGTAATTTAAGTACAACCGGGTTAGCATCTATCACAACATTAGCTGTTGGAACAACTGCTAACTTAGGTGCTGTCGGTAATGTTAAAATTACTGGTGGCACTGGCGGCTACGTATTACAAACAGACGGCACAGGTAATCTGTCATGGACAGCGCAAACAGGCGGTGGGAATGGTGTACCAGGTGGTAGTAATACACAAGTACAATTCAATGATGCCGGTTCGTTTGGTGGTAATACTGGATTTACATTTAATAAGACGACAGGTGTATTTACATCTCCTTTCTTAGCTGGTAATGGCAACGGATTGTCAAATATACAAGGTGCTAATGTATCGGGTACAGTTGGTAATGCTAACTTATCTCAGTATCTTGATGTATCCGATGTTAATAATAACTTCTCATACCACGTGGTACTAAGCGCCGGACCCGGCGACAAGAGTTTACACATAGATGCTGATGATAATTTGCAATACAATCCTGCTGATGGTACACTAACTGCAACAAGAGTTGATGCTACATATGTTCTTGCTGATTTACAATTTTCTAATGGATATCCTGCTGCCAATGTTACTGGCTTAGGTAACATAGCAACATTAAACTTAGACGGTAATGTAAGCAATCTATTAACCGGCAATGGTACATATGTTGCTATTCCAGTCGTCCCGACTGTTGGTAATATTGCAACAATCAACTTAGATGGTAGTAACAGTAATGTATTGTACGGTAACGGCGTGTTTGCGGCAGTAGCAGGTGGTGCTAACACAGGTAATGTAACATTTGATGATGTTACTATTCAAGGCGACAATTCACAATTAGAGTTAAGTGCCGGTGCAGACTTTACTGCTAACTTGGCATATGTAAGAGTTCGTTCAGGTGATGTAGCAAGTCATATTCACTTTGATACAGGCAACAATGAAGCATATGATTTGATTGTAGGTAACGATCAAAAGTTTGTTCAAGTAAGTAGCACTGGCAATATCATTATGTCATCTTATGATAGTGCTAATAATGTATCATACGCAATGACACTTGATAATACTGGTAATTTAATCTTAGCAGGTGGCAACAGTGTAATTCAAAGTGTTGCTAACAGTTCTTTGGATCCATTAAGTCCAAATGCAAGCACAATGATCTTTACACCAGATGTTGCCTATAGCGTACAGGCATTAGTGCTTGATCCAACTAGTCCAGGACATATACACTTACGAGCACCAAGTTCAAATATCAATCAACCACTTTCTAATATATTCTTAGGCGGTGAAGATTCAAGTTTTGAAGTAGGTTACTATAACGGAGCTGCTCCTAATGTATTCGTACACAGTGGTGGTAACACTTGGACATTTGACACTGCTGGTAACTTAGTATTACCACAAGGTAGTATAATAACAAATAATATTCCACCTGTTACATTTGATATATTATTTCAGTATGATGATTTAGTTTGGGCTGGCAATACCCTGACATTCACTAATGCATCTTCCACTTATATGCTAGGCGTATTAGCATTGATGGAAGTAGGTGATACCATAATACTTGGTAGCACATCTACAACTGTTACTGGAGTATATACAGGTGGCGGCGCAGGAACATTTACTGTAAATGGAACTGGCGTTGGTCAACAAATTGCTCAATTCACACTACCAAATAGACTAACATCAGTAAATGGTATTAAATTAACAACCAATGCTAAAAATTACTTGTTTACCGAAGTCGGGGTAACTCAAAGTCCTGTGCTAACAGTAGATACATTACCATCCGGCCAATATGCAGTAGCAGGATTTAGAGCATTTGTCAGTGACGCTAACTTAGCACCAGTAGGAAACTTTGGTGCAATCGTAGGTAACAGTGGATCAAATACTGTATGTGTTTGGTGCGATGGTACTAACTGGCGTATAGGTTAATTAAATAAAAGTATAAAAATAGCAACAGTAATACCACATGTGGTCAGTAATTTTTGGATCACAGAATCTGTAAATAATGCATAAATACAATAACGGAGAAATAATAAAATGGCAACCTCAAGAACACAACCAACAGTTGGACTAAGTGATCCAACTGTATTACGCAGTATAGAGAGTCAACTGGCTCAATCAGTTATTATAGCTAATGGGAAATCTACTGTTTCTGACGGTGAGGCTATTTTTGTAGGAACAACTGCTAGTGTTAATGCAAATAATGTTACACTAACTACTAGTGCAAACAATCAGCCAGCAGACGTGGTAACAGTATATAGTTCTCAAGGAACCACTTATGTTAGCGCAATTGACCAAACTATCAGACAAACTGTAGTAAATCAAACTGGAGTTTATGCTATACTCGCAGGAAACGGTGTTAATATAGTATCATCTTCAGCAGGTGGTTCTGGTACAGTAACCGTTAGTACTACGGCGGGCAATATTGCAGTAATTAATTTAGACGGTAATGTGAGTAATGTGTTGCGAGGAAATGGCTCATGGGGAGCAGATGCAAACAGCGCATATGGTAATAGCAATGTTGTTTCCTTACTAAATGCATTTGGTAGTAACACAATAACAACTACTGGTAATGTAAGTGTAGGTAATATCATAGGTAACGGTCAAGCACTGACTGCTATTGCCGGTGCTAATGTTTCCGGTTTTGTAGCTAATGCTAATGTCGCTAATACGGCATTTAGTGTAGCGGCCGCAAATGTTTCTGGTTTAGGCAACATAGCAACATTAAACCTAGATGGAAATGTAAGTAATTTACTAACTGGTAATGGAACATATGTCGCTATCCCAGTAGTTCCGACAGTTGGCAACATAGCAACATTAAACCTAGATGGAAACAGTCAGACTTGGTTAGCAGGTAATGGTGTATTTGCTAATATTGCTATTCCTTCAGTTGGTAACATCGCAACAATTAACTTAGATGGTAACATTTCAAATGTATTGAGAGGCGATGGAACATTTGGTGCAGACGCAAATAGTAGTTATGGTAATAGCAATGTAGTATCGCTATTGGCAGCATTTGGGTCTAATACAATTGTCACAACAGGTATCATTACTGCCGATGGTGCTAACTTAAGTAACGTGCCTTACGCTAACTTAACCGGTGCTCCATCATTAGGTAATATTTCAAGCATTAACTTAGATGGTAATGTAAGTAATTTATTAACCGGTAATGGTACATATGTTGCTGTCCCAACAGTTGGCAACATAGCTACAATTAACTTAGATGGTAACAGTCAGACTTGGTTAGCAGGTAATGGTGTATTTGCTAACATTGCTATTCCTTCAGTTGGCAACATTGCAACATTAAACTTAGATGGAAATGTAAGTAATCTACTAACTGGTAATGGAACCTATGTTGCTATCCCAGTTGTACCAACTGTTGGCAACATCGCAACATTAAACCTAGATGGTAACAGTCAAACTTGGTTAGCAGGTAATGGTGTATTTGCTAACATTGCTATCCCGACTGTTGGTAATATCGCAACGATTAACTTAGATGGAAATGTAAGCAATCTATTAACCGGCAATGGCACATATGTCGCTATTCCAACAGTCCCTTCAGTCGGTAATATCGCAACAATTAACTTAGATGGTAACGTTTCAAATGTTCTTACAGGTAACGGCACATTTGTTGCCCTACCAGTAATCAATGCTAATACTGTAATTTGGAGCACTGCTCCTATAGCGAACACAAGTACGGGAATAGCAGGTCAGGCTGCATACGATAGTGGTGGAAACCTGTATGTTTGTGTAGCAACGGACACTTGGTCTAAGTTTGCTGGTACAACAAGTTGGTAAGCTAATTCAGAGTGTACAAAAGAAAAGCCCCAATTAAGGGGCTTTTTTATTTCATTTTTTCTAGCATGTAACTTGTGAATTTACTTTCACACATTGCCGGAATCTCAACGAACGGATCTTCTAAATAGAATGGACAACCGTTTTTCCATTTACCATTTTTCTTAAAGAACTTGAATTCTTGCAAATCTTTTTTGTTTGCAGGATCAAATTCTTTACGAGGATTAAATGAGCGACGGAATGTAGACAAATTTAAATTCATTTAATAAATGTAAATTAAAAGGGAGCGTCACCGACTGCCGCAAGAATGTCTTCCGCAGACACCTCTTTAGTTTTCTTGCCACGCGCCTTGATAGCATCAATACTTGGTTTTGTTTTAGAAGCCTTAACCTTGACTTCACCTTTACTTGCCTCTTTAGTCTTGTCCTCAAGAGTATCAGCAATTGTTGCCTGATCAGATGGACTAGCGAACTCGGGTAGTGTTGCAAGATATTTCAATGCTTCAACCTTAGTCATCTCACTGGGCAACTCAACAAAGTCTACCCGTGAAGCACCACCTTTAGTGAACTGTTTGATGCGGCGAACCATGTCATCGGTGAAACGAACCTTAGCATTGCCGTTGTGAATTGTAATACCAGCGACTTTGAAAGTTTGATTAGAATTAGCCATTTTGTTTCCTTTAAATAAAAGCTAAGTTTAAAAAACGTGCCGCTAAATTCACAGCACTGTTATAATGATAACACAAAAGGACATTGTTGTCAACCATTATGTTACCCATTATTCAATTCATTGGACAATATACGGAGTGTTCCATTGTCCAATGTTTACATCCACATACCAACCCACATCAAAGTAATCGGTTTGTACGTCCGAGTTGTCGTGATTGCCTGCATTCATTGCTTTGAATACTTCCTTCAGGAAAGAAAGAGCCTTACCCGTGTAGTGTTCTTGATACCAGTAAGGGTTTACATCCAAGGCCTGATTCTTGCGAATGTACGCAACTTGGTCAGCAGACATTTTGTTGCCGTAGTTTTTATCGGCATCGGTCTTGATATAATTTTCAATAAAGTCAATAGAACCCGACTTGATGTTCAATACAAAAGTACTGTGGTTGCGAACAGCAAGCGAACCCTTGACACCGTACTTTTTCAGGATAGCCTTGATAACTGGAGCACGTTCCTGTTTGCGTTCTTGATTGAAGTAAGCCATTTTGTTTCCTTTGTTCGACTGTTTAAGATTCTATTATATGCCCAAAACCATTTATTGTCAAATTTAGGCAAACAATTCGCCGTACATTTCCTCGTATACGGCATCGAAATCTTCCCGGATCCACTCGATTGTGTACCCGTTCAATGCGTACTCATCAGCCATAACCTGCAATTTACGCAATGCTTGCGTGGCAGTCAGACCCTCATTTGCCATGAGGCTCAGGTTGCTACAGTGAGCAAAATTGTTGCTGTCTTTTTGGGCACTAACTTGTACGAATTGCTTGGTCATTTTGAGTCCTTTAGTTAACTGTCTATGTAATGATTATATACCCAAACCCATTTATTGTCAAGCCTTAAGGATTCGGTAAGTCACGCCCTGAGCAGTTTTAACTTTTTCAAGACCTTCATTTTGGTAGCACATTTCCAACAGAACCAGACCCTTGCGATCACGGACTTGTGCTTTGTGTACTTTTACACTAATGAATTTTTTGCGATATTCAATGAATACTTTTTCAGCACGGTAGACCAGTTCGAGAGCCAATTTAACTCGTTCGGCTTTTAGCTTTTGAGCATCACTAAAAGTAGTACTATTGACTGCACTACGCATACGAGCATCACGCTCGGCGAACCAAGCCCATTGACCGGCAGATTTGTACTCTTTTTCCTGTTCACGCATTTCAAGCTCCTTTAATCAATCTATAGACATAGTATATCACCATGCCCATTTATTGTCAACTTTTGGTAAAAACGCTAGAACTGTATCAAGATGCATTATTGCAAAAAGAATCGGTCCTAGCGTCCCTATGGCATTAAAATGAATACTTTAGTTCACCAAAAAGTAGTACTACAGTATTAACTGTTGACTGTTTTAAAGGAGCTAAAATCTTCATCAGGTTTTTCGGCGTCATCTAGAACCTCATAAACCCAAGAAACCGGCACGTCAAGCACTGCGGAGATTGTAGCAGGATGGGTGCCTTTTTCCAACATCAATTCGATATCCATATACAATTCGTTTACTTTGCTCATTTTGTATTACTCACACTAGACTTAAACAAGAAGCTACACAACACAGTCAGGCCCCAAGCCTGCAACCAAGTTACTTCAGCTACACCTGCAGCAGCGCCGACCAAGCAACCATTCCACAACATGTACACGGGCCAACTCAACAGAAAACTGAGAAGCAACAGACCTGCAATACCGACAACAATAGCACCGACAACAACGATAATTTTTTCCATGATTTTTCCTTGAAGTTAAAATTAAGCCGCTTGCAACATGTTAGCGGGCACTTTCCAGTTACCACCAAGTGCTTTGCCGTTTTCACGGACGATGATAAATTTACGATTGACCTTTTCAACAGTACCAAGTACAGTCTGACCAGATCGGGAATTAGTGAACTTCACTTGTGAACCTGCTCGGAATGTAAACTTGGCTTTGGTAGCAAGTTGACTGCGGGCAAACTTGATAGCATCCCCGATAGAATTCAGGTCTTCGTTAGAGAAAGTGCCTGCGATGATAGCACGATTGATTTCTTGCAATGTCATTTCTAGTCCTTTAGTTAACTGTCTAAGATTCTATTATATACCCAACTTGATTTATTGTCAATCCTTTTTGCTCAGTGTTTCCTGATGTTCGGCTTTGCTCAGTTCAACATCATAGACCATCTTGCCTAGGGCGACCAAGACAGCTACAGCAAAGGCAAAGCCAATCTGTACCACCGTAAAGTAGGCAAAGGCCACATGCGCCAAGCCAGCGAATAGGATGGCAATACCAAACAGTTTAACTGTTTGAATCAGGGCGGTTTGTTTAAGAGAAAGTTTCATTTTGTGTTTCCTTAGTAAGAATAGAACCGGTGAACAGAGTGCCACCGTATGCTTGTTGATAAGTTTCTGCTACAGCCTTGATAAAGAAAGTGAATACTTTACCGTTACTTGTAATCAGAGTGAATTTCATACTTCCAATTCCTTATCGTTTCAATACATGTATTGTAACAGAAATTGGATTTATTGTCAAATTTTTACATGTTTTTTAACAAATGGGCGGTAAGTTCAGGGCCACCAATTAATACACATTGATTTGTATACTTTAGATAACCCGTATCACTACGATAATTTGTTAACATGGGTATTACACGAACCTGCTTGGGAGTGATTTTGATAACCTTACCCACATAAAGGCTATTATGATGTGTGTATGCAACAGCATCTCCTTCATTAACCTCACGACCAAGCAAGTCGCGGTGATCTTCATGTAAGATTTTAGTACTCATTTTTGTTACGGTGTTTTTGTTTACGAATGTACTCACCTTTTTTGGATTGCACAACCTTAGGTTTGAACGGTGTGTTCTCGTCAAACAACACACGATGGGCACGATGTTTCATCGGCTCAAGTTTGAAGGATAGTATTTCTCGTTTCATAACCCATAGTATAGCATGAGTCTTATTTAGTGTCAACCGAACTGTTTTAGTTCCTGTTTGATTGATTCAAGTACTGTATGCCATACACCATTTGTCTGACGGAATAGTCTCATGCAGTTATAGAAAGGACTGTCGTTGCGATTCATAAACCAACGCCAATCACAACCATAGTCAGTTAACATCACCCAAGTGGGAACTCCCATTGCTCCGCTCAAGTGAGGGATTACTGTATCAATACTGATAACCAAGTCAAGTTGGCTAATCAATCCTGCCGTGTTATAGAATCCGGATAAGTCTTCATGGAAAGTTTTAACATTGTATTTTGATAACAACTCCAATATCTGTTCATCTACTTCATACGACAAACTTACAAATTCATATTCATCACTTGTAATGGATAGTAGTTGTTCTAATTCAATTCTACGAAAGCGTGATATGAAGGCAATCTTATTTGGACTCCAAAGTAAACCAATTCGTTTCTTTGTCTTAGGTCCTAACTTTATCTTCCAAAACTGTTTCAATCCTTCATTTACATCTAAGTAGGGAGTAGGATATGGAATAGTATCTATAGTAGTACCGAAGCATTTAGGAAGATCCATTAATGCTACATGATAATGATATGGTGATAATTGTTCATCAGAATTTAGTACTTCAAACTCAGGAAAGTTGTATTTAAACAAATCATAAAGCTGTGGCTTCGTTACCAGAATAACATCAGCACCTTTATCTTTTAGTACCTTTGCAAATCGAATGAATTGTATACTGTCGCCGAATCCTTGTTCATAATATACGAGGACTCTTTTACCGACAATATCTTGAGAGCCGTCATACTCAGGCCCAGGAATGCTAGGCTTAAAACTAACATCACTTTGATAATACCATCTTGCATTGTATTTTTTCCATCCTTCAATCAAGTCACCTTTCATTAAGTGACTGACTGATTCGTTCAACTCATAGTTAACATTACCAGGTGTTAGTTCCTGTGCTATCTTTAAGAAAGGGATAGCAAGTTCTGGTAGTGCAAATTCACGCAATGTATTTCCGTAATTGCTATATGCAGTAGAGTGTTTGGGGTCTAGTGCAAAGGTATGTGCGAATGTGATTAGTGCTTCACGGTATCTGCCTAAACTACGCAGTGCAGTACCACGACTCAACCAACTTTCAACATAGTTATGTGAGCATGGTAATTCAAAACATTGTAGTGCTTCTTCATCACGATCCAATTGACAAAGTGCAATGCCAAGATTGTGCCATACAACATAATTGTTTGGCTCTTGTTCTAAAAATCTTCTGTAACATTCACTGGCTTCGTAATACTCATTAGCCATGTAGTGAATGTTACCTTGCTCAAAATCGTTCATTCTATAGTGAAATTAACTTGCTTGACTTTCTTAATGGTGAAGCTACGCCATTCTTTTTTCTCTAAATCAAATACACGCATACTTGTAGTTGATTCTTTACGAGGCTTTGCATCCTCTTTAATTTCAACTTTAGGTAATTGATCTGGTACTAGTGTACATTTCATCACTCGCTCAGTGCCATCAGACTTTGTGAATGTGACTACACCTTCGCTTACTGCTAACATGCCCTTAAGCCATTCAGTAAACTTATCCCAATCTTTGTCAGTCCATTCTGTTGTAATGTTCATTGTTTCATTCCTAAAACTGTTTTAGCCCTAGATACAAGTTCTGTATCACTATCACTAAAACGATAACCTTCTTCAATTAATTTAAGAGTGTAGAATTTGTTGAAGAATATACCAAATACTACTGAGGTAATTACCCAGAAGGGTAATGTCAATATATGAATAACTAAGCATACAAGAGATAGAATCAATTCACCTCTGTATAAAGGTACTAACCATCCCATGTTAAAGATGCCTAGAAAAAAATAACTGTAACTAAACCCGATGTATCCATCTCTGGTGATACCAGTTTTATCGTTTGTCATTTTAATTTGTGTTGCCATTATGTCATCATCCTAAAAAGTGCTACGCTGTCAATAGTTACCAACAACATGTAGTTTGCTAAAAGTCCTAAACTCTTTCGTGTCCATGACGCCCATGCAAAAATTGCACATTGCAAAATGAATAGTGGATAGAGAATTAAGAAAGGGGGAGTTGGTACTGTAAGCATCATTGTAAAAGCACAACCGATACTTAAGAACCAAGCCAATATCTCTAAGAAACATCTAAGAGGATTACTTCGCCAATCCTCTTTAATCCAGTTGCCAACGCCGTATAATATTTCAGTCATTGATTACAAGTACGAGTCCGTGTTATCGTTCCATCAGATTGCAATGTTTCAGTCCACGGCGTGCATATTTGATTAGATTGACCCACCGTCGGTTGTACTACAATTTGTGTTTCTTGTCTACGGTTCATTACATCAATGACGATTGCGGTTCCTATTGCACTTACAATAGCTGGGCCCACCCAATCATTATTTCGGTATACAATAGTAGGACGATGGTGATGATTCATGTGGCGATGATCTACATAACTGTATCCATAACATGCGGGATGTTTATGGTCAACACCCCTGCGACAATCAATTGCAAATGCAGGCGCTGATACTGCAAGTGCCAATGCTACTAGAATTTTTTTCATAACGATCTCCTGTTACACTTATATAACGCATCAGCCTAATGTTTCGTTGACACGATGATCGATTGCCTCTTGTAATACAATCTCGACCATTTTATTTAGTGTGATATCACGCTTATGTGCTTCCATAGCAAGTTGCAATAGCAAGTCATTATCTAAGTCTAACGGAACTTGAATGCGACTATCCCATTCATCGCCATTGAACATAGCCTGAGCTTTCTCAAGGAAGTCTTCGGCTACTTCTAATTCAACCCATTTAACATCATCCCAAGCTTGGTCGGGATCAATATTGCGTTCTTTTGCTTCATTAAGATATGCGTCTTTAAATAATGGGTTAGTCCAACGATAAGGCTTTTCATCCTTTGACCACATATCATGTTTAATCGAGGTATCTGCTTGGTATACAGTTTGATCTACCGTACTATACAATATAGACACCTGGGCGTAATCACTTTCGTAATCTAAGAATCGTGCATCAGGGAAGCATTGCCATTGATATTCAGAGCCACCAGTGATTTGATGATTCATTGCTTCATTAATCTGGGCTAGTTTCATAATTGTCTTTCAGTAGTTTAATACATTGTTTTTTAACATGTTCGGGTATATTAAGTGACCTTAATGCTATCTCACATTTATGTTCAAGTGTGACTGTAGGATATCTGATATCCTCCTCATCCATTGTCATCCAAAAGAATACAAATGTTGTTAGTAGTATAGCAACAATTCGTTTAAATGTCAATTGATGTTTTTCCCAAAGGCTCATAAAGTTATTTATGAGCCTTTGTAATTTATATTTTAAATGTCGCCCAGAATGCTGTCTTCTCTAAGTCTTGCTGGAACTCTGGATAGACTTCATCCAATTCATCTTTTTCAACTGACTGATAACCTTTGCTTTGTTTTTTTAGGAACATTTGGGTAGCGTCCCAGTTAGTACCTTCCCAAATCTTGGTCTGTAGTTTCGCGCCGCGCCTACCCCAGAAGGTTACGAACTTACCATCACCATTGTAAGATGATGTTGGTGTTTGTAAGCAAATCACACCCCACACTTTATCAGCATTTGTCTTTTCGTCTTTGCACCAAGCAATGTGATTATATTTCATATTACCACCTAACTCTGATGGCATAATCGTGCCCCTCGCGAGGCTTGTCATCCATGCTACCAAGACCGCCACCGATAGTGATCGGGTATCCGTGAATGTCCACAGTGAATCCTACTTTTTCAAGTTCAGTCTTAACCAACCGTTGAACAGGAGTAAACTCAGGGTCGCGGTATGGTCTCTTATCAACCTTCATCCAGTCTTCGTGGTAGAGATAGTCCTTCAGTAATACTTCACGCTTGCCCAAAGAGGCTTCTGTTCTAATCAATACTTCAATGTGTTCCAATCGTCTTTTCACGCCGGCATCACTTTGCTCAACTAACTCACGGGCTTCTTTTGCGTTAATCATAGTATGTACCTTCATTCCTTCTTCAACGGCTTTGATTAAATCCGGGACAATCATTTCCAACCCCTGTTAGGGTCAAGTTCTTCTGCCGTCCAACCGCCGCCGCCCATACGATCTGGGTTAGTGATCCAACTGTCATCGGATGCTTGCCGTTCAAGTTGACGAACACGACCATTGGCTTCTTTCAGGTCATCTTTCAATTCGTCATAGTCAAACACACACTGTTCCACATCCTTGAGGATACGCTTGAGTTCGTCAATGTTGATTTCCAACATATGAGCCATTGTCTCACGAATCGGCTTGGTCAGGATACTGGGATTCTTGTATGTCTCTAACAGCATTTCCTTGCCGGCAATGGTATTTTTTAAGTTATCACGGACTGTTTGAATGTTCATAGTTAGACTCGTTTTGTTACATTATGACTATATTATAGCACCAAAATCATTTATTGTCAAGTTCTGGGATAAATAAAAGTGAGGGTCACGATGCGCCAACATCTACCCTCTCTAACTGCTATATTTTTACAAGGAGCAATCAGCAAATGTATTTATACATCTATAAAACCACTCATACAAACGGCCGTTTCTACATCGGCAGACACCAAACAGAAAACATTGATGACGGATATTTAGGTTCCGGTAATTGGGTTTCTGGCATTAAAGACAAATCCACTTTATCCAAAGAAATCATAGCAACGGCATCATCATTGGATGAACTTATACTACTTGAAGAAAAGTATATTGACCAACATTTTGATGACCCGTTGAATATGAACTACAAAAGAGCCAGTGTTGGTTGGACAAGTGAAGATGCCAGGGAACGGGCACTTGAGAGAATTGAACAAGGAACACATCATTTTTTGGGTGAAAACAATCCAGTTCATAAACAACTCGCTAACGGCACTCATAATTTCATCGGTGCCAACGCTAAACGCATTGCTAAAGGAACTCATAATTTTAGCGGAGAGAACAATCCAAGTATAGCGAAGGTCGCTAATGGCACACATCACTTACTGGGACCAGAGACCAATGCTAAACGAATTGCCAACGGCACACATCACTTCTTGGGTGAAAACAATCCGTCAGCAAAGAAGATGAAAGATGGCACCCATCATTGGCTTGGAGAAGAACACAAAGAGCGTATGAGGCTACAAAATAAACAGCAACTTGATGCAGGAACACATATCAATCAATGGAAATGGATGTGTGAGTGCGGCAAAGAAGGTAGCGGCAAGGGTAATTTAGTTAGACACAAAAAGGGCAAGTTTTGCTCTCTAAATGATTGACATTGAGTTTACTTGTGTCTAAAAAGTTGTTCAACTTTTGCTACAGCGTCCGGAGTTGTTTCTTCAAGTTGTTCTTCCGCCACACCTTGCTTGTTGGTTTGCTTTTTCTCATTGTCCCAGCGTT